AAAATGGTGGGCATATACATGGAAATTAATTACGACAAATTAGTAAGAGAGTGGTCGAATAGGATGAGTGGTAGGGCACCAATCTATACTAACAGATATCATAGAACAGTTTTACGTGAAGTAATGAAAGATTTTGGTTATCCGTTGGAATTGGTAGATGGGGTTCAACTACTCAATGAAGCAGGATTTACTTATAGTGAATTAAGTATCAAAAAGAAATATCAACCACAATGGTTGGATTATATTAATAACAATAAAGAATTTGAATTACAACCTTATCCTGACCCAAAGAAACCGAAATTTGTTAAACCAAGTGGGGGCGCTACAACTGCTAAAATAACAAAGTCAATTTTAAAGTCAAAAGGAAAAGGTTCTCAATTTACATTTGAAGAACTTTTAAATAATAAAGGTACAAAAAAAGACTGGGATGATTGGTTCGGGAGCAATACCGACCCAACAATTCCAACTAATAAAGGTATATTTCCTTTAGAACAAATTTCAAAATCAACATTTACTGGACAAAAAAGTAAGTCTGGTGGAGCAACTAAACCAAGAGATGCGGCTTTTTATGAACAAGGAATTTGTATGGCTCATGCTATAATTAATCATAATAAGAGTAGAAAAGATGCATACACATTAACGGATATTGATGAAACTAAGTATTTAAAATATAAAGCTGAAGTAGAAGACACTGTTGGTAATAATGTTGTTAAAAACCCTAAAGTATCTTCATTACCAATATTACAACATACAGGAAAAGGTGGGTTAGGCGGTGTAAAGGGTAAGGATTATAAAAATGCTACACCAAAAACTGATATTATGGGAACTGAAAGATATTCACTTAAAAAATCTGGTGGTTCTCAATTAATGAGTGGTTTTAAAGGAGATACACTGGGAGTATTTAATGGAGCTAAAGAGTTTTGGGCAGTAAATTCTCCACAAGCCGCACAAGTATTAAATACTGTAATAAAAAAAATTGAGGATAAGACAACAGGATTTACTGATGATGCTATAGTAGGTGATTCAGAAGTTGGTGCAATTAAAGAGAAATTTAGGGATTTTTATCTTGACGCAAGATACGACGCCGTTAAAAAAGTTGCCCAACAAGTTTTATCTAAAGCAGAAAAAGATTTTGATAAAGCAAAGGGAAAGAAACAAGATAATATTAAAGATTTAATTAAACAACTTACTACTTCTTCAGTACCAGGGAGAAAACCATTACAAGATGTTGCTATTAATAAACATATTAAAGCTGAAGCTGGTGCTCTTGGACTTATTAGTAGAGCAGATAATCCAGATTGGATTATCCAAGGAGTTCCACAACTTAAAGAAAAAGATATCATGGGCAAAAAATATTTTGGAGCATTTTTGACAACATATAAAGATACTGCATTACAAGAAGAAGCAGAAAAAGTTTTAGAAAAGGCGACACATCATAAAGTTTTAGAAGCGGATATTGATAATATATGGGCAAATAAAGATTTTAAGACATGGGCCGTCTATGAAGCGGCTACTGGTAATTATAAATTTTCTGGTAATACTACTATGGGTAGTACTGAACCAGCTATAGCAAATTATATGTTTAAATTTGATATAAAAAGTTTTGGTGTTGAAATTGACGAAATGGATGAAGCTTGGGCAGGACAATATGCTAATAAGGTTTCATCTACAGTTGGTTATAAATCAACTGGTCGTAGTAAATCATCATCTTGGAGATTATTGGTTAAAGAAGGTTTGATTCCAGAAGATGTTTCATATGATGGAACATTGATTCAATATAAATTAAATGAAATAATTAATGAAGAATTACCAAAGTTGACGGATGAAGTAAATCTTCTTGTTGAAGAGTATATAAATGATATGGAGTTATTAACAGAAGGATGGTACGATAGTATAAAGAAAGTTGGAAAGAAAGTTTATGGTTATCTTGAAAAATTAGCTAAAAAACTTTTTGAAAAAATTCAATCTGTAATAACCGATTTTTATAATAAAGTATTTAAGAAATTAGTTGAAAATTTAAAGAGTTTAGCTAAAAAAGGATTTAATATTTTTATGGATTCATTAGGTATTGAAATTAATGGTGATATTGATTATAATTCAATTAATATAAAAATGTAATTATGAAGTCTCAACTATTATGTACATTCACCAAGAGAAATAAACTCTATGATACCATAGACCTTATTATTGCATGCCATGATATATTATTTAATAAAATTTATGTATTCACTAATGAGAATGACCACCACGAATTAATATGTACATACAATATAACAGGTGATTATGACTTTGCAGGTTCGGATACAAGAGATACAATTTCGTTACATAGAAAGAAACAAACAAATAGTTTATATACAATAAACGCAATAAATACAATCATTCGAGAAAAGAATAATGGTGTACTCGACAAGACATTTCCCGTTCCTTGGGAAGAGTATAGAAATTCTTTATTATTAACAAACGAGAATGATTTAAATGTTATACCAACTCGAATTTATTCGATAGTAGATATAAAAACATGGGAAAAAGATAGAAAAATATAATATCTTTTTAAATAGTTGTAGTTATAATTAATTAATTAATTATATATATATGTATATACATGGAGATTAAAATGGATAAAACACTAATAGTAATTGATAATTTTTACGAAGACCCATACGCAATAAGAGAATTTGCATTAAAACAAGAGTTTAATACATCGGGTAATTACCCAGGTGTTAGAACTAAATCTTTGATAAGTGATGAAGCTAGAGATAAGATATCTGAAATAACTCAAAATATGTGGGGTGGTACGACAGAGTTCCCAACACACGAAGGTTCATATCAAGGTGCGTTTCAATATTGTTGTTCATGGGAAAAATCTTGGGTACATTATGATAATTGGAACTCTTTTGCTACCGTTGTTTATATGACACCAGATGCACCACTACAATGTGGTACAGCTTTATATAGACACATTAAAACTGGTGTATATAGGAAACCAGAAAATGAAGATTTATGTAAGAGGTTATTGAGTGATGGTAGAGATTATACAAAATGGGAAAAACTTGGTCAAGTTGGTAACGTTTTTAATCGTGCAGTAATATATCCTGGTGATTATTGGCATGCAAGTGTGGAATATTTTGGGTTTGAAAAGGAAAGTGCAAGAATGATTCAAACATTTTTTTACAATATATCATCAAACGTGGGTTTTACACCAACGAGTCAAGGTGGTTCCTAAAAAAAATAAAAATAGCTCTTGACTTTTATTGTTTTCTTTCGTATATTTAGGTGTTAAGGAAAGGAAATAATAAATGAAAAATAACAAAAAAATGTATGATTCGGCGATAAGTGATTTACTTATTGGAATCAATAATAAGTATAAATCTTGGAATCCATCTAAAACTTATAAACCAGATGGTATGGTTTTAAGTATTAGTCCTGGTAGGAAATTTGATAAAGTGATACATGATAATTCTGTTTGGGGATTTGTTGCTAAAACAGATGGTATCCATAAAGGAATACCTTACAAATTTGGTGATGTATTCAAAGCCGCTGGTTGGAGGGCTCCTGCTAAGTGGGCTAGGGGTAATGTTTTCGATGGTAGTTCTGATTGGTATTCATGGACAGGTCCTAACTATTTATAATGAAAGTTTGGACTAAAGAAGAAATTAAAGGTTTGATAGAAAGTCGTGATGACGCTGTCATTCGTGGTATGAAACGAATATATGATTTACAGACCGAAGATGAAAAAGAAAATGGTGGAACTTACTATAATAATGGAGTAGGTTTTAGTGGTGTTGATGGTGATATTATGAGTTCGTTTGTAAAGTTTTATAATAAGACCAATTTTCTTACATTTAAACAAATGAAAATAGCTCGTAAGAAAATGTTAAAATATGCTGGTCAGTTGACCAAAATAGTTAATAAAGAGGTAGGTTATGTATAACATAAAAGAAAAAGTAAAAGATACATTAATGGGGTTAGTATGTATAGCTCTATTATATATGTTAATGGTTATAATGTTTATTCTTGATGGAGCCCCATATCATGGTTAAAACAAAGAAAGGAAGGATATAATGAAATATCGTAGTAAAAAAACAAAGATTGAAATGGACACTTTTACAAGTGGAGGTTTTAATACTCTCAATTGGTTAGATTCAGATAAGATGGATGATATGATTTATACTAATTTAAAAAAAGACAAAAAAAAGCTTGAGAAAAGTAAAAAAAGCTCTTGACTCTTATTGTTTTTAGTGTTATATTAGGGTGTTAAGAAAAGGAAAAAAATAATGAACATAAAAAACGAAATTAGGAAATTAAGTAGTCTTTCAGAATTAAATGAACTATCAGCGTTCATATCTGAATGTAAGACTATGTTGGGTAAATCAACATTAGCAGTTGGTTCTAAAGTATGGGTAGTCCAGAAAACTAAAAGGACTGCTGGAGTCATCACAAAGATGAATATCAAAAAAGCTTTAGTTGATATGAATGGAATGACTTATAGAGTTCCATTTTCAATGTTGGAATTAGTATAGTGAATAAACACATTGAATGGGGTTCTTCTATGAACGAAACAATCTATGGAAATAGTTATTTACTTGGAAGGGATGTTTACATTGATGGTAAACATAGAATTGAGAATATTCATTTCGACAAGTATTTGAGAGAGTTAGATTTTATAACCCACCCATGTGATGTTCATAATCTTGCTGTAGTTTGGTATTATGGTAATGATTCACAACATGAAGAAATCTTCATCTCCCAAATTTACGACCACGATACTGGTGAGATTTATTGGGAAGAACCATCTGACGAAGAGTGGTCGGATAATGATGATGAAATTACAAATGCCTTACTTATGTGGGGTAATTTAGAACAACAAATAGGAACGGGAGGTAATTAATATGAAATTAAAAGAAATATTAAATACACTACAAGAAATAGAAGGTCATTTAGATGACGCTTTCTATTCTCTACCAGAATGGGATGGTAATTCAGATGGTAGGTCATATATAGATAGTGCAAGAAATGATGTGTATAATCTTAAAGATGAGGTAGAAAGAAAAATATTGGATGATATAAAAGTGGATAATGTAGAATAAACTACTCCGACCATGTAACATAATCATACATTTAGTGTAACTTATTGTTATAACAAAATGATACACATAAAGAAGTACTCACTTGAGTACTTTTTTTTTGCCTATTTTTTGTAGATGTAAATCTAACAATATAAACACTTAAAAAAAAGTTTTGGCAGCAGGGTAGTTTGGTACGATTCTTGTAACATATAAGGTAGGAAAGGGTTTATCACAAGGAAAAACCCATTTAAATAAGTTAGAGGAGAACTAAATGTTCATAAACTTAATGAAAAAAATAAAGAGTAACAAAGGAAATTCACTTGCTGAATTTGCTGTTACTACAGCTATGATGGCTACATTAGCCACCACAGCCGCACCCAAATTTGGTAGTGTCGGTGATGGTGCTAAACAGAAAAAAACAATGAATAACATTGATAAAATCTTAACCGTGGCTAACAATTATTATAACCAAGCAGTATCTGAAGAGGGTAAAGGAAGATTTCCTGGTCAATCTAAGTATGATGCAGAAGTAGGTGGTGTAACACTTGCTACAGGTCAAACTACTGATGCCGCATTAGAAACATATGTAGAAGATGTTCTTTCTACTATCGGAACTTATGAAGATGATAACTCAGATTTCGTATATGTGTTTTCACCAGCAGTAGATGATGAAGATGCCTTACAAGGTGATTGGATGAGTTTTGCAGGACAGACACACCAAGTAGATGTTCTATTTGATACAGATGGTGCAGACGACTTTAAGAAAAACTTTGGTAACTCAGGCATCAAGTCACCATTTCAGGATGGAGCTTACATTTATCTTGTGATACCAGGTAGTGGAAGTGGAACATCCGCTCAAGCACCTGTTATTATCGTAGCAGATGTTGAAAATCCAAGTGAATTACACAAAACACTAACACCTTAACAGGAGAAAGGGAGAATATTATGTTTAAAAAATTAACAAATCAAGATGGTTTCACTTTAATTGAACTCATTATGGTTATGATTATTTTAGGTATTCTCGCCGCAGTGGCAATCCCAAAATACGCCTCAACTATTGAAAAGGCAGAAGAAGCAGCTGAAAGTGCAGTCATAGGACAAATTGACGCAGGTTTAGAAGTTTATGCTACCGAACAATTGTTGGATAATGGTCGTAGAAGTTGGCCAGATAACCCTTGGGAAACTCTGGACAGAAAACCAAGTGGATATACTGAAGATACTGATGATGCAAATGTAGATGGAGAGTGGACATATAATACTACTTCATTACAAATCACTCATCAGAGAAAAGACAATAGCCGATTTGGTTGGGATTACGACAAGGGAGTTCAAACAGGCGATGACGCGTCAGTTGGAACTCTTGGCGACAGAGAAGATTTAGCTGAATAGTCACTCATGAAAAACTCTGCCGGATTTACTTTGGCTGAGTTAGTAATCACTATAGTTTTAGTGGGGATATTAGCCGTAACTACTATCCCCACTTATAACTTATTGATTAACAACTCACAATCACAGATAAACATATCCAATATGCATATCATTAGAGATACTTTTATTCAGTATCATTACGATAGTGAATTAGATGGGTTTCCGACAGAGCCTGAAAATAATCTTCTCGATTCCACATACCGAGAAATCATACTAAGTGATGGTAGAACACCAGATATGCTATTTAGTGGTGATTTACCATATAATACAAATAACAATCCATATACTTATTATATAGAAAATGATACGAGTGAACATGGATGGGTAACTAATAGAATGGTAGTTACAGATTTAGACCCAGATAGTCCTTCATATGAGGAATATGTAGTAGGAGAACTTTAATGAAGAGACTTGTTTTATTATTTTTTATTTGTATAAGTTATAGTCAAACAAGATATGGGGATGGTGAAGGTAATGGAATCTGGAGAGGCCGTCCTTGTGATGATACCGAACATAGAAATTATAGTGGTTTACCTAATTGGAAAAATTATGGTGAATGGTTATCTGAATGTGATTCATTAGCATCTGCTTGGGAAGATTCTACATTTGCTATTGTACTTAAAGAACGACATAGAAAACAAGCAATAGAAGATAGTCTTAGAGAAATTGAAATAGCCAATATAGATTTAGATGCAGAATTTGATATGGACGCTATGTGGGATAATACTATTTGGGTTGAAATTACAGAGATTGGTGAAGAGTATGTTGGTGAAGTAGAACAGATAACAGCAACTGCTGGTGTTCGTGGAGCAGAAGCAGAAGATGAGGCGTTACATCATTTATATTATAGAAGAAGTATGAAAGGTATTGCTCTAATAGATTTAAACAAGGCCTATGGTAAGTTACAAATTCAAAAAGATAAACTAATGGAAAAGAATCCTAACCATCCTAAGTTAAAGAAGATAAATAATCTTTTATCTCAATTAAAAATAAAAATAAAAAGCTCTTGACATTTATAGTTTTTTTTCGTATATATAACATATAAATTGGAAGGTATAATTTAAATGGATTTAGAACAAAAAGTAGAATATATTTTAATTGGACTTATAATGATTGTGTTAGGAGTTATGTTTTTTAACAAAGAAGACGTAATAGTTACAGAACGAGTTTATGTTGGTGAGGAAGAATTTGCTCAATATCCATTAGTTGCGTGGCAGGACACTCATGAAAAGTGGGATGGTAAACAAGGTGATATTGTAAAAGTAAAATATAGAGTAACAAGTAAAAATACAAAGTTATGGATGTTTGATGTAAGTACTGAAAAATTAGTTCATGAACAATCATATCATAGAGACCCGTGGGAAGATAAACATAGAGATTTTACTTATGTTTGGAAATTATATAAAACGGAACGAAGTAGTTATATTTCACCTGGAACATATGAGATAGTAGTAGGTGGAATGTATAAACCAAATTCTACTGCAGGTAAATTAACTACCATAATAATGATTGATTAAAATTATTAAAAAAGCTTGAACGTTTTGACTTTTTGGTATATATATATATTTATAAAGTTTTTTGACAAATTGAAAATGGAAAGTGGAGAGAGTAATTATCTCTCTATGGGATTGGTCGAATAATGGGTATCAGAGGAAGCCCATAAGACAATCTACCAAGAAGTTGGTGACTAACTCGACGCTGAATGTGGTGTCATTAGTTTTGTAGACATACGACTTGGAATGTACTTTCAGAAAAATCTAAAGAACGCGATTCTTTAACCTTGTTGTAGGTAAGGGTAAAACCGAAATCCTACTTCGTGACCGAATAATCTAATCTCAGAGAGATAAGGTAATGGCACAGAGGTTGTACTCGATTCAACGTAGATTAACCATCTATTAGAATAACCGAAGTAACTTTTGGGTGTTAGGTACAAGGTACGATAAATCTGAGCTGGAAGTTGTGAGTAATCGCAAGTCTCACATCCCCAAATTTTCAAAACATTAAAAAGGGTTCAACCGATTTTTAGTTTCCACTTTAAATAAACTTAAAAACCAACCGAACCCTTTTTTTATTTACCAAACACACAAAATAGCTTGAACGTTTTAAACATTAAAAAGATATATATTATGGAATCAAGGTTATTCTTGATTGAAAAATACTAAATAACAAATAATAATATGGAGAATATAAAATGGATATTGATGCAATACGTAAGCGTTTAGACCAGTTACAAACAACAAATCAACGTTCCAATAACCTTTGGAAACCACAACCAGGAAAACAAGTCGTAAGAATTGTACCCTTTAAATTTAATAAAACTACACCTTTTATAGAGTTGTATTTTCATTATGATTTAGGTGGTCGTACATACCTTTCACCAATTTCGTTTGGTCGTCCCGACCCTATCGAAGAGTTCGCTGACAAACTAAAGTCAAGTGGAAATCGCGATGATTGGAGACTTGGTAAAAAACTCGAAGCTAAGATGAGAACTTTCGCACCCGTACTTGTACGTGAAGCTGAAAATGATGGTATTAAGTTTTGGGGTTTTGGTAAAACAGTATACCAGGAATTACTTTCTATAATCACAGACCCCGACTATGGTGATATAGCTGATGCTACTAATGGTCGTGATGTGGTTGTTGAGTTTAAAACTGCTGAAGAAACTGGAAAATCATTTCCAACTACAAGCATTCGTGTTAAACCAAATCAGACTCCCATTTCAGAAGATGCAAAACTTATGGAGAATTGCTTAGAGAAACAAGTTAATCTAAATGAAGTTTATAATGAACTTTCATATGATGAACTTACTAATATTCTCAATGAGTGGTTAAATCCATCTGATGGTAAAGATGATGAAAAAGGTGGTGAGACTGTGGAAAAGACAGCACCAAAAACAAAGGAGACTTTAAAAGAGTCTACTACTGTTGATGATGCTTCATCCGCGTTTGACGAACTATTCAATCGGTAACTAAAATAACATTTGAGTGGTTAGGGTTAAGAGCTACTGCTAGTTATCGGTACGTCTGGTACTTCTGGAACCACTCAAAGTTTTAAATCATAGGAGAAACTATATGTCCGCACGAGACGAATTGGCTTCGATTTTATCCACAAGCCTTAATAAACAATTTAAAAAGGATTATCCGAAAGTAGCATATTTTCTCGATGGTACTGATGAAACACCAACCGATATAACGGATTGGATTTCAACTGGTTCTTCCATGTTAGATTTAGCTATATCGAATAGACCAAATGGTGGTATAGCTATTGGTCGAATTACAGAAATAAATGGTCTTGAATCAAGTGGAAAATCCTTGGTTGGAGCCCATTTATTAGCTTCTACACAAAAGAAAGGTGGAGTAGCCGTTTATATTGATACTGAAACAGCAGTAAGTAGAGAGTTTCTCGAAGTTATTGGTGTTGATATAGACAATATGTTAT